TGGGCTCCTGAGTGGGTTCGGTTCAAAGGGTGGGCGGGATTAACGGCTCCCGCCCAAGGCCGTCATGCTTGGCTACTGCTGGTAGATCGCGCCGAACTGTCCCAGCGTGGCGCTGGAGGGCTTGGTGCCGTCGAGCAGGGCAGAACCTTCGAGCTGCATCTGAGCGAGGTCATCGGTGATGAGACTGAGCTCCTTGGTGGGGTTCAGGTTCACCTTGTAGAGGTCGACCGTGACGATCTTCCCGCTGTCGGCCGCGTTCATGCCCACGAAGCGGAGGAACATATCCGACTGCGCGGTGTTGAACATCCCGATCTCGGTGGAGATGCCGGGAGTGTAGTCGAGCTTGAGCGGTCCGACGAAGGGCCCACCCGTGGTGACGTCGATCAGCGTGATGGTGCCGCTGATGGGCTCGAGGGTGTAGTTGACATCCTTGGTTAGCGTCTTGGGGGAACCAGTGCTGTCCTTGAGGACGACGGTGCCACCCACGTTGCGCTTGGCGGAAGCGAACACCTGCCCGACAGCCAGAACAGTGATGTTGGGTGTGCCACCGAGGACCTCACCCGTGATGGCCGTGCCGGCAGCGACGGAGAGCGCGGTGCCGTAGAGCGCCTGGGCCAGGTTCTCCTTGTTGAACTCTTCGAGGGTGAAGTTCAGGCTGGTGCTCTTGCCCTTCACGATCTTGAGGTCAGTCAGAGACTGGCCGGAGTAGGATTCCTTGTGCTCGATGTTGTCGACCTGCAGACCGAGCTTGAGCTCAGGGCAGTTGCCGACCCACCGCAGCGCCTGGGGATTGCCAAGGGCATCCCGAGAGCCGATGTAGACCTTACCTTGTCCACGGAAATACATGTTGTTGCCTCCTTAGGCGGTGACGGTGATGCGGGTTGTGAAACACAGGGGCAGGTAGGCGAACCCGCTCTTGAAACCAGGTGCTGCCCCGTTGACTCGCTTCATAGGGCTGTGCTCCGGAGAAGGCTGCCATCCCTGCAGAGCCTTGAGAATCTTGAGAATCAGCGGACCCGCATCAGCACGAGCCGCTTCGTTGGTGAGTTGTGTGCGTGCGTTCTTGACAACGAGGATGACATACCAGACCTGGTCCACAGTCTGGCAGTCGCCAGTGGACGATCTACCCGATCCCTCCACGACCCGGTCCCCGTAGTAGAGGACGTGGGTCGCGGGGTGAACCTGCTTCGTCTCCTGGACGCTGTCGAGGTCGGCAGCAGAGAAGGCACCAACAAGCTCAGGCACCTTCTCCTTTAGGCGAGCGACGATCAGAGGTTCGGCGGAAAGATAGTTGTCCATGGAAGTCATCCTTTGATGAAGCTCTCGATGATGTCGAGGACCTCTTGCTTATCAGCAGTAGAGAAGCCGAGGAACTGGCGCTTGGGGATCGTGACCTTGCGGCGAGAAACGAACTTACCGCCAACTTTGAACCGAAGGAAGGGCTTCGTCTTGGGGACGATAGTTCCACCCTCATTGAGGATCCAAGCGTAGGGGAACTCGGAAGGAACTCCCCACTCAACGCCATTCTTGTCGGCGAAGTAGGTGATGGAGTTTCTCAGGAGTCCACGATCAAGAAGCGTCTGTCCACCCTGCTCCTGGGCACGATAGGAAGGCACGAATGCCCGGCCATCCACATCCACCTGCTCCGTGATCCGGAGGCGAGTGTTCTCGCTCATCGCGAAGCCGATCGCTTCCCACAGATCCGCAGGATTCTCCAAGACTGCGAGAATCTTCTGCAGACGAGCCTGAAGCGGAGCGGCTCCGGTGATGGCTAGAGAGTAGGCCACGTCGGTCCCATCCTGCTGAAAGCACTGTCAGAGAACACCTGAGCCCGAGACGAAACCACCACGATGGAGGGTTCTTCAGGGTTGTCGCTGGTGTTGGGGAACCCCAGGTTGACGACTCCCTTCGCCACGTCACGGAGCCAACCCACTGCCCTCTCATATCGCTTGATCACCTGGTCCGTCGGGGATTCATCGTAGAGATAGTATCTCGCGATGTCACCCGCGAAGGTCTTCAGGCTCTCAGGCACGGATGGGAGAGGCAGTGTATAGGCAGCGCCAAGGTAGGAGTTCGCCTCGGACTCAGCGGTTGCCATGGCGCGATCCAACACCGTGTCCACGATGGCTCCGGTAGAACCATCCCGGTCGGTGAGCTGCATGAGCTCCTTCTCACCGAAGAGCAAGATCATCGTGGGTTTGTCGATGTAGATCGTCGCCATGACGGCCTCCGTTTAGTTGCTGCTGTAGACGCGAACCAGGATGCCAGGCCGCATGCTGAGGGGCAGCACGTTGCTCTGGGTGTGCAGGTCCATTCCCCGGTCGAACTTCTGGCGCTCCATCTTGGCGTAGTAGGGCAGGCCGATGGTGTTGACCGTCTCGTTGAAGTCGGCAGGCGCGGCGAAGGTCTTGAAGGAGTTGACGGTGCCCAGAGGGAAGGCGTGGCCGTCGTTGGCGGCGATGTAGCGCTGAACGCCACCAGCGGGATCGCTGTTCTTGGCGCGGTATTCCTCGAAGGTCAGGCCTCCGAAGGTGAAGCCGCTCCGCATGTCGCCACCGATCCGTTCCTGCGCGGCCTGCCAGTTCTGGAACGCGGCAGTGACCTTGGAGTGGGCAACGAACTTGTCGTAAAACTCCTCGGACACCAGGACGCGGATCTCGGTCATGCGCTCGCCGAGGAGGTTGTCCTCGATGTGGCGCTTGACTTCCATGCACTTCCCGCGAACGTCGGTGGTGGAAGTGCCGAGGACGAAGTCCACAGTCTTCTGGGTGACACCGAACTCGGTGTAGAGGTTATAGAGCACGGTGGACCCATCGGCATCCAGGATGATGCCCTTCAGAGCGCCCATTCGGCGCCACTCGAGGGTCTGGTCCAGCTTGTCCTTCATCTCCTGCAGCTTCTCCTGGACCTTGCGGGCCACAGGGTCGGCTTCGTTCTCCATGCCGAAAGCACGGATGCCCTGGACATCAGACGCCAGGACGGTGTCCTCCAGAGGCATGTGGGGAATGGCGAAGGACCGCAGCGAGCGCTTGCCGCTGACGTTCTGGTTTCCGGGAGAACCCCAGGGCTTGGTGGGCACCAGGGTCAGAACACCGTTCTTCTCCTCGACTTCGAGGGAGCGAGTGGAGAGACCCGCCATGGGGAAGAGGTTGAGCTCTTCCAGGCGACCATAGCGGTTGGGGAGCTTGTTGATGGCAGCGGTCAGCGTGGTGAGGCTGAAACCGTTAGCCGCAAAGGGATCGAGCATGGGCATTGGTGAATCTCCTTAAGAGGGTTCGTTCGGTTGGAAGGTCGTGGCCTAGACGTCGGTCGCGGTGATGATGCCGGAGCTGGTCTTGAGGTTGGCGAGAGCGGTGTCCTTCTTGCCCTGGTCGGTGTAGCTCGCGCCCCACACCAGGTAGGCATCGCTGATGATGGCCGTGCGGCGAAGCACGGGGACCACAGCGCCAGCAGTGATGGGCAGGTCGTTCAGCAGGATGGCGACCGCGTTCTGGGTGCCGTCGGCCGCGCCATCCACGGAGGGATAGAACTTGCCGTCAGCGGTCTTGATGGCCAGGACCTGCCCACACTTCAGGGCAGCAGCGGCCACGACGGTGACGTTCTCGCGGGAGTAGTCGGGATTGACTTCCCACTTGACGATGTCGGCGATGTAGGTGTTCTCGGTGAGAGCAGCCATTGGTGAAATCTCCTTGATCTCTGGTGCGGTTGTGGGAGGGAACTACTTGCGGGACGCAGCGAAGGACTGCGCAGCCTGGTCGCACAGCGCGAGCAGACCACGATCAGCGCTCTTGCCGGCCTCGGGCTTCTTGCCGTTGTCCGCCTGGTGAGCGAACAGGCCCGGAGGAAGGGTCTCTTCCTGCGAGGGCTTGGCGAGGGAGAGCGCCTCGATCACGGCCGTGACCGCTTCGTCGGGCATGGCGGAGAACTTGGCCACATCGGCCTCGGTCAGCTCCTTGCCCACCTTGGCGTAGGCTTCCTTGACGCGAGCCACGCGGCCTTCGGTCTCCTTCTTAGCGATGGAGGCCTTCAGCTCGTTGAGCTCTTTGGTGAGGGTGTCGGCATTCGTCTTGCTGGCCAGCAGCTCGCCCTCAAGCTGCGCGACCTTGGCTTCCAGTTCTTTGGACACTTGGTCCTCCTGTGAAGTAGGGTTGCTGTTGCGGCTGAGGGCAGTAGCGGACGTTCCACTATCCCAGCCAGTGGGGGTGAAGGAAGTTTCCACGAGCTTGGACTCACGGAAGATGTATGCGGGACCAGTGATGGTCCGGTTGTTGACGACGGTCGTGGCGCCAGCAGCCAACTCCTCGATACGAGAAGGCTGGATGCGGACGGACATCTGCCAGGGGAAGCCCTCGTCGCTGAGCGCGGTGACCTCCTTGCCGGCGTCCGTGACCTTCGAGAGAATGCCACCGAGCACCAACCCGTCAGCCGTGGTGGCGTGTTCGTCGCTGTAGCCAACGATTTCGTCGCCGTCATGGTTGAGGAGGATGGCCATTCGGTCAGGCACCTGGATCAGCGAGAGGTCAAAGACCACCGCGCCCCAGTAGTAGTGCCCAGTGATGGGGTCGCCCGTGTAGGCCACACCGGAGAAGCGGCGATTCCCGTCAGCAGCGTCCGACTTGATGCTGGTAGGAATGCCGAACTGGAACGTGAAGTCCTCGGGCTTCGGTATCGTTCCAGCGCTGTTCTTAAATGCAAAGACGTCAGTCATCGGCACCTCCTTGGTCTGCGTCTTGGGGTTTGGGCCACTGAGGAGGTGGCCGTGTTGGAACTGGATACCAGCCATAGGGATGTTCGTCATACGGGTCGTCGGGGTCGACTGCCATCTATTCCTCCTCATGCTCGCTCCTCCAGGAAAATGGTGGAGCCGTCAATTCGCTTGACCAGGAACTTCGTTTCGGCAGGGAACATCCACTCAAGCTCAGCAGGAGTGGCAGAGATGGCAGAGATGGGGACAGCAGAAGATGCGCCCTTCTCAATGACGAACATCGTGGTCTCGATGCCGGCAGGTTCTACAGCGAAGGCCGACATGAAGCCCTTCTGCGTGACGGTCTGACCAACCTTGTAGGTCTTTCCGTTGATCACGGCAGCTTCGTCCAGAACCTTGACATCACCTCTGGGAGGAATACGGTAGAGGACTGGCGCTTCTGAGGCTTCTCCCATCTGCAAGGTCGCGAAGACGTCGTCAGCCAAGTTCATGGCAGCTTGGCGAGCGGAGCCGCGAAGACCCAAGTCCCTCGGGATGTCGAGGGAAGAAGGCCTCGCAGCACGCGCCTCCTCAGCGATGGTGCGCAGAGCGACCTGCTGGTCCTCAGTCAGCTCACCCATCTTGATGAGCGAACCCTTGAAGTCCTCAGCTGCTCGGACAGTTATGGGCTCAGTCGCTCCGGGCATCGTTCTTTCACGCAGAGCATCAAGAACTTCCTGCTTCGTTGCTTCGAGCTGCTGCTGAACAGTCTGAAGGTCCTTCACGGCACGAGAGGCTTGGGTCACGTTGATGAGGTCGTCGAGCAGAGGCTTCTCGAAGCCTTCCATCGCTTGCTGAAGCTGGTCAGAGCCACCCTGGCGGGGAAGCTTGGCCTGCTCAACACCAAAGTCGAACGCCTCGCCAGGGTTGTAGTCCCAGCCCTTGTCGGTCTTGGGCCAACCCTCGGTCGGCTCTTCGGTGACGCCTCCACGTGCTCGGGCCTGCGCCTCCGTCATGCTGATGGTTGAGCAACGGCAGCGGTATCCGTTGGGAGGGTAGTGCGTGGCCCAGAAGGGGTCGTCGATGGGGCGGATGACGTTGTCCAACTCAAGGTGCGATGGGCGAGTCCGGCTGTCGTTGACCGCATCATACATGAGGTAGGGTCGCGTGCTCTTGAACTTCTGTTGCTGCTGCCAGTGCCCGTGGTTGTAGGCAACCTGCATGTTGGTTCGGAAGATGTTGTCGAGACGGTGTTCGGGAAGATTGAGGCCAATCTCTCCGCTCTTGACCTTCTCCTTCCACTGGGCGAACGTGAGACCCTGCGTCTGAACCGCCTTGAGCGAATCCAGAACACCCTGCAGCTGGTCGCGAGAAGACACCCCAGCGATGGAGAACGCCATGTCGCGGGTCTTTCCCTGCAGTCGCCCGTAGTATTCGGACGGAAGCTCCACCCGCCGAGACTCGGCGAAGCGAAGGGCTTCTGCAAAGGTGAGGGGCATGGTTAGATCTTTCCGGAAGCGTTGAGGTAGCCGATGACGTCGGCGGTGAAGAGAGCGAACTGCAGGGTCTCGGCGAACTTGGGATCGGTCTTGCTCATCAGCGTGGTCAACCGAGCCTCAAGATCCTTGTCGTCCCGCGACGCAAGAACAACTTGGCGGACGAGCGCGGGATCCACAGGCGAGGAGGTCTGGGACAGCGCCAAGTCGGCATCGTCCTCGATCTTCTGTTGCGCAGGAGTAAACCGCTTCGGGTCGCTCTTTCTCTTCCGAGCGAAGGCCGTAGGGTCCACACCGAGCCTCCGAGCGAGCTCCGCCTGTGGGTTCGTAGGGTCGCCGTTCTCATCGGTCGGAACCGTGCCTCCAGCCCCCTCTCCAGAAGCACTGGAGTCACCTGTGTATCGTCCAGGGGTCTGGGGGTCGTTAGGGGTCCCTCCAGGGGTCTGAGACGACACCTGGACGATTTCGAAGTCATCTTCACGGAGATCGTAGCGATCCAGGAAGTATTCCTTCGTAAACCGAACACCCAGAGCACTTAGCTTGTTGTCGCGCTCTGCGCGGGCGACCTCCAGGCCAGAATCGTCGGCGAACACAATCTCCGGCACGTCCTTAAGCACTCCATTCAGAGCGCATAGAGCGTTCACGATATTCTGCACCGTGCGACGAACCAAGCGGATGTCCGCTCGGCGGAGAGATTCCTTGACCTCGGCATGCACCTGACCGAGCGCGTAGGACCCACCACCGTTCTTCCCAGTATCCGAGGTCAGCGTCTGCCCGAGAATGACTTTCTGGAAGCGGCGAACAACTGCCTGTTCCAGCTTCTCGAAAGCCTCGCCTGAGGTGGACGGTTGGATAGCTTCAACGGAGTCCTGGGGACCAATAGCGATTACCGCATCCTGATGTGCGTTGAGCAACGCAGCGGCCATTGCCTTCGGGTTTGCACTCTTTCCGGCGAGCAAAGGCTGCCCGAACCGCTCAAGGAACTGGCCCCAGAAGCGCCAACCATTAAAGCGGAAGAACCAAGGCCAGTAGAGGCGGGAGAGCAGCGCCTCGCCCTTGGGTTGCTGGTAGCTGGGGTCAACACGGGTCAGGAAGAACTTGTAGGTCTGATCACAGACCTCGCCGTCGGCGCTGAGCCCGTCAGCAGCGAAGTAGCGAAGAGAGCCATCAGGCCTGGGGTCAAACCACTCGATAGGTTTCGCGACGACAGTGGAGAGTCCAATCTTCTTGTCCTCACGGCGACGATAGACAGCCTCAAGAACGGAGTAGCCATAAGGCACAGCCCGCCACGCACCAGAGACGATCTGCTCCATGAGAGGCTTCAGCTCCTCCTCAAGAAGGGCATTGGTGGAGTCGTCACCACCCTCGAGGCGCCACGGAGTTGCAACGACGGACTCGCGTCGAGTGCGGAGACCCTGGAAGATTTCGTCGTCAGTCTCGAGCTTCTTGAGGGAGGCTCGCGTGATGCCGGCCTGGTTCAACAGTTCGTCGGTCTCGGGAATGCGGGTAAGTAGCTCGATGAGCTCGTTGACTGCGGTGTCACTCCACAGCGCTGCAGTCTTGGGGCCAGAACCCTCGCTGGTGCCGGCAGGTCGGGCGAAGGAAGTCAGCGCGTGGGAGATGCGGGTGAGAATGCTCATGCCTGTCCTCCGTGGTGGAGATCTGTGCGGTGTTGCTCAATCCACGCAGGGTCCGTGAAGTTCACCTGGGCATAGCGGTCTTCGTCGAGCTCACGAAGTGCCAGGCACAGGCCATTGAGTTCAAAGTTCATCAGGTTGAGAGCGCTGCAGTCGTCGGACAGAACGCGACGATCTCGGAGCTCAGCGATCTCAGCAGCGGTGTCCGCGACCAGGCCCTCAAGCCGAACACGGAACAGGTCGAGACCACAGACGGCACACGTCATGACATCATCCGCGATCCCGCAGTGACAGGTTCAGGTGATACGTCATCACCGCTCAGCTGGGTCAGCGCCCAGACCAGAGCGTCCATGCGGTCAGGCGACTTCGTGCTGGTGTTGGGGTCGTAGTCGCACATCTGGTCTTCCAGCATGGGGAAGGAACCAACGTGGTGGACGCGGCCTTGTTCGTAGAGCGCAGCAATGGGTTCTGCCCGGACGATCTTGCCGCGAGAGGCGCGGACAGCTTCGTAGGAAGCAAAGGGCATCTTGTTGCGTATGACAGCTTCAACGAGGTCACCACCGTTGTTGACCTCACCGATGATGCGGTCAGCAGCGAAGGTCCGATAGGTGTCCACCACGCGCTGAGCCCACTGGTTGGGGGAGGCCATGGCGATGGAGGCGTCGTCGAAGATGTAGAAGTGCGGAGTCTCTTGGTTGTCGCGAGCAGCGACCACGATGCCCGTCTCGTCGGACTCCTCGCCACTGGTCACGGCAGGGTCGACGCCGACCACGATGCGGGAGAGATCCTCAGGAACGTCGCTCTTCTTCACCCGGTTCTTGTCGATGAGGGTGTGGTTCCACAGAGCGCCGGGATTGTCGGTCAGCAGCTCAGCGTTGAGCTCTTGCCGGCCGAGACGCGTCCCCTCATACTTCTTGATGATGCGTGAGTAGAACGCAGGAGCGAGGTTCTTCTTGTTGTCGTAGGTGGTGCCCCGAGTGACGATCGTCGTGGGGTCGTTGATCAGCTCTCGGATCAGCTCCGTGTTCTTGGGAGTGGTGGTCGCGCAGACCTGAGGGGAGCTGCCGAGACGCAGACCAAACATGAGCTGGTCCCACGCATCGCGGTATCGCCACGCAGCGACTTCGTCCGCCCAAGCCTTCATGTGCTGCTTACCACGAAGACGCTCAGGTTCGTCAGCCGTGAAGATCAGGCTCTTCGCTCCGTTGGGCCAGAGCAGCTGGCGCTTGGAGGGAATGTAGAGAGGACGCTCACTGGGGGAGCATATGGCGAGGATACCGCTCTCGCCTTCAATCATGATGTCACGTGCGTCGTCCGCAGTGGCCCCAACGAGGTTCACATACTCGAAGTCCCGGGCCCAGATCTTGACGGTCTCAGCGCCGACTCGCGTCTTACCAAAGCCACGACCTGCGTCAACGAGCCACGTGGTCCAACTTCCGTCCTCGGTGTTGGGGTTGACATTGCCGGGAAGCAGCTGGTTGTCCCGAGCCCACCAATCCCAGTCGTAGAGCAGCGCTTCGGCCTCCTCTGGGGTGAGCGCCGCTAGACGTGCCTCGCGCTCCTCCTTGGGGAGAAGCATGAACAGCTCAGCGCTGAAGGTGCGCTCAGCCGAGCAGCTTTGCACGCAGTCGCTCACGAATCTGTTCATCCTTGCTGGCGTCGAGGTTGAGGTTGGTGTTCGTCGCTTCGATGCGGTCACGATACTTGCCGGGCTTGTTGCCCTTCATCAGGAACATCGCGAGGGTGTCGCTGTATTCGCGGATGACCCCGACTCGGCGACCACCCTGGAAGACAGGCTTGTCGTATCCTGCGAAGGCACGACGTTGGCACTCCTCTTCAAGAACGTCGTATCCGCGTTGGTAGGCTTCTTGGTATGCCTTCTCAAACTCAGGCTCCTTGTTGCGCCGAGCGTAGATCAGGCTCTTCGCGATTCCGGCGAACTCAGCGGCCTTGGTGCAGTTTGCACATTCACCGAGCATGTCGAGGAACTTCTGCCATCGTTCTTCAGACACACGCTGACCCTGACGCCCTGCTGTGCGCTGTGGAGTGCTGGACTTGCGGGGACCTAGAGCCATTTAGAGACCTATCGATGAAGATCACAGATTCGAAAAATACCTCGTGATGAATACCGTGTAAAGAACTTTCTTTTGCACTTTGTTAATTTTCTGCGCACTCTCTTGGGGACGACTGTCATCGTGGTCTCGCAGAGGTCCTGGAGCAGAGCTTCTGGGGAGAATTCTGGCGTTCTTAGAGAACCCTAAGTGTAATAAGCGTAATGGGGGAGTAATTGCCAAAGCAAGACAGGCCGAGCCTTCCAGGGTCTTGAATTACTCTATTACACTTATTACTATTTTTATATTAAGAGAGAGAGAGTAAAGGGTAGAGTAGAGCTATATATATCTCTACCCTATACAATTTTACTCCAGAGGGGGTTTGGACGACGGTATGCCATAATTGTAGTATTGCACTTTCGACGTTGCACATTCTCTGTGATCATCGTGTCGAGGATCTTTACGATTGGTGCATCAGACATACGGAACCGCAGCACTTTTTAATATACGCACCACAGCACACCAGGTATACTAGTCGCCTTTCGGAGGCCTTCCCATGCGGACCCTTATCGACATCCCCGACGATCTACTCCCACGAGTCGACGCAATACGTCGAAGCTTGGACATCGCAGAGACTGCGCGGAAGAACGAGCTGCTCGCAGAGCGACGTTCTCATCGACAGCGAATGTCCGAACTGAAGCGTGAGATCGTGTTGTCGGCACCTGACATCGCCGAGATCAAGAACACCCTTAAGAAAAAAGGCTACAAGGCCGCCGAGCAGCTGCGCCTTGAGTTGCTCAAGAAGGCAGAGGAGGAGCGCAACGCCAAGCTCGCAGAGATCCCCGACCTTCCTTCCGGTCCAATCTACAAGAAGCCCTCTCGACATAGAGTATACGTCGAGGCCTTGATCGCTGGCATGGCCGTCGTCGAAAAGAAGTATGGTGTTGAGAGGAGCTAGACATGTCACGCAAGCATCCTCAGAGCTTTCATGGTCGGTGTAAAGTGGCTGTGGTGAGCACCGACGGGCAGCGTATAGAGCTCATACGTGGTCTTCGCTTTAACGGAGAAGAGCACACCTATAAAGAGTGGACCGAGATCAGCGGACTCCCACTTATCAACATACGCCAGAGAGCATCTATGGGGTGGTCCGCCGAGGACATCCTAACAACAGATGTTGAGATACGTGGCTGCTGTCCTGTGTTCATTTACAAGTCGAAATTGCGAAAGGAACAGCATGGCAATCACATCTAAGTTCAAGAGCCCAGCACAGGTGCGCGACGCCATGCTGGACAAGCTCGAGATGAGCGGCCTCGACGAGGACGACGCGAAGAAGTTGGGTATGAAGCCCTGCACCGCACAAGCCTCCCCACAAGAGCTCGACGTGCACAAGGCCGGGTTCCTCGTCCCATACTTCGATCTCAAAGGTAAGGTCACGAAGTTCTGGCGGTATCGCTACCTCGAAACAGCGAAGGAGGGCTGGGACAAGCTGACCGACAAGAAGGATCGTAGATACTCGCAGGCACCGAAGACCCTCAACGAGTTCTACCTTCCCAGCCTCGTCAACTGGCGAGACCTTGCAAAGGATGCCTCGAAGTCTCTGTGCATCACGGAGGGTGAGCTCAAGGCAGCTTGCGGCTGCAAGTATGGCTTCCCGACCATCGGACTCGGCGGAGTTTGGAACTGGAAGAGCACGAAGAACAAGCTGACCACGCTCCCGCAGTTCGACGAATTCGAGTGGTTGGGCCGAGTGGTCTATATCTGCTACGACAGCGATGCCAGAACCAACCCCATGGTCATCGCCGCCGAGAACGCTCTGGCGAAGGAGTTGCTCAATCGCGGAGCGCAGACCTTTATTGTCAGAATCCCGACTCCTCTCGCACAGGGTGGGAAGGCCGGCATGGACGACTTCATTGTGAGTGAGGGAGTCGAGGCCTTCCGCAACCTTCTCGAGGAGGCGACGCTGTTCGAGATGGCGGAGGAGCTGCTCAAGCTCAACGAGGAAGTCATCTATATCAGCAACCCTGGGTTGGTCATCAACCGCGACACACGTGCGAGAATCTCTCCCCACAGCTTCGTCAACCACACCTATGCGAACCGGAAGTTTGTCATACACGTCCCCACCGGAAAGAAAGGGGAGATGAAATCCCTAGAGAAGAGCGCTCCGAAGGAATGGATCGAGTGGCCGCTCAGGAGCGAAGCGCAATGTATGACGTTCGCACCGGGGAAGGATATCATCACCGAGCGCGGGGAATACAACACATGGCGGAACTGGGGCTGCCGACCCGCCGAGGGCAGTGTGGCTCCATTCAAGCAGCTTCTGGACTTTATCTTCCGGGAAGCGGAGCCCGAAGCACGACGTTGGTTCGAGCAGTGGCTGGCTTACCCGTTGCAGCATCCGGGAACGAAGCTGCTGAGCAGCGTGTTGCTGTGGGGCCGAGTGCACGGAACGGGGAAATCGCTGGTTGGCTACACCATGTTCAAGATCTACGGTGACAACGCAACGGAGATCAGCGAGCGCGATCTGCTCAGCGCGCACAACGAATGGGCCGAGAACCGGCAGTTCGTGATGGGCGACGAGATCACCGGCGGTGACAAGCGCCACGCTGCCGACAAGATGAAGTCCATGATCACACAGAAGCAGCTGCGCCTGAACCCGAAGTTCGTTGCGAGCTACACGGTGCCGGATTGCATTAATTACTTCTTCACGAGCAACCACCCGGACGCATTCTTCGTAGAGGACACGGACCGACGGTTCTTTATTCACGAAGTCCGGGGCAACCCGTTGCCGTCTGAGTTCTACCAGAGCTACATGAAATGGCTCGACGGATCGGGACCGAGCGCCTTGTTCAATTACCTGCTGACGCTCCCCATGGATGGGTTCAACCCACAGGGCCACGCGCCGATGACACTCAGTAAGCAGGAGATGATTGAGGACGGTCGCTCCGATGTGATGTCCTGGGTTGATCGGCTCAAGGCTGCTCCGGACATGGTGCTGAGGCTCGGCGACGAGATCCTACGCTACGAACTCTGGACCACGAGCGAGCTGCTCGGGATCTACGACCCGACAGGCAATAAGAAGATCACATCGAACGGTATTGGTAGAGCCCTGCGCTCTGCCGGCTTCCACCGGGTCTACAGGGGGATGCCAGTGCCGACGAAGGACGGACCGCAGAAGCTCTGGGCGATCCGGAACGCACTGAAGCTCGAAGCCATTGAGAACGGTCCCGCACTGGGGCAGATCTACAACCACGAAAGGGAGGGTAAGACCCGTGAGTCAAAAGCGCGAACCAAAAAGTTCTGAACCACGCACGATGGCCAAACGCCACAGGTTGCCGCACCGAAGGCTGGGCATTCGGATGGTGGTGGGGACCGGCAAGGACAAGGTCCACATGTCTACCGGAGAATACGAGGACGGGACCATTGGGGAGATCTTCCTGGACCACCAGCGGGAAGGCACGTTCGGGAGGGCCATGATCAACGCATTCGCGATCTCCGTGAGCATCGGGCTGCAGCATGGCATTCCGCTCAAAGCCTATGCGCACACGCTCAGCGGCCTGAAGATGGAACCTGACCTGATGCGGGGAATCTTCGACGAGCTCAACGAATTCTACGACGACAACGGAAGGTGCCGACGATGAGCTTGTTTGACTGGATATTCCCTGTCGTTGCGTTCTCAGTGACGCTCTTTCTCTGCTGGCTATTCCGGTGGACGAAAGAAGACCAGAAGGGCTGGGAGTGTTTGGTCAAAGAAGCCTTTCCTGAGAAAGGAGGACGCGTGTCAAAGTTTAGAGACCGCTATGTCGAGCATTGTGAGGTTGGGAGCAGTAGGAGAACACGGGTGTTGGTGTCGCGAGAGAAGGTCTGCAATTGCGGAGGAACGCTCGACAGCCTCAGCGACGAGGAGTGCTTCCGCTGCCAGACAGCCGCGATGATCAGCCAAGGAGAGATGGTGGTTCCTCGTGTCTACGGAACGACACACCTAATGTTGGGCCCTGACATCTCTCACATCACCAGACCGATTATGAACAAGTGCAAACACTGCGGAACCAAGAGCCCGTGCTCTGCGAACCGCTGTTCTTCGTGCGGAGCACCGTTATGACAACCCTCTATGCCGTTCTGTCCCTCCCACCAGCGGCCGACGCCACGGAGATCCGAGATGCCTACCGTGAGCTGGCCCTGAAGCACCACCCCGACAAGGGTGGCGACCACGAGCTTTTCTGCCGGATTACAGAGGCCTGGGGCGTCCTAGGCGACGCCGAACGCCGGAGCCGCTACGATGCTGAGCTGCGCCTTACTCGGACGACCTGTAGCGTCTGTGGCGGTGACGGACGGGTCTGGAAGCAGGTTGGGTTCACAACCCGGAAGCCAAGCCCGTGCCCAAAGTGTAAGGGTATCGGGTTCGGCGAGGCACAAGTGCAAGCTGCAAGAGGAAATAGAAAGAAGTGAAAATTTCTTGAACTTTTCTCTTGCTTTTGCACTTTGGCGCGGTATCTTGAAGTTGCACCGATGGAAGGTGCCCGAAACCAAAAGGAGAGCGCCATGATCGAACTCACCAACCTCGAAACCAAGACCTTGGTTGAGGGCATCTTCAGCAACCCGTTCTATGTTGAGAGTGGTTGGGCCTGGGTTGACAGCGTTGCTGAGTATGCCGGCATCGAGGGTCCTGAGTTTCGTGGCGTCTTCACCAGCCTAAAGAAGAAGGGTATGGTCGAGCTCGATGGAAACAGTGGCCGCGATGCCTGTGTTCGCCCGACGAAGCTGGCTTGCGAAGTCACCGGACGCAGCTTCTCCCACCAGCACGATCAAGAGTAGGCGAAACAGGGCTTCGGCCCTGTCCGCAGGAACTGCCCTACCTGCGCTGATGAGCCAGGGCATCCACAACCAAAAGGAGAAAGCGATGACCAACCTGACCCAGAAGTCCACCGCGAAGCGCGAAGCAGCTATGGCGAACATCACAGTTGCCCTGCAGCAAGTGAACGACCTCCTCTCGCTCCCTCAGAACGACAGCGACTATGCTGAGCTTGAGGGAGCGAAGGAGCTCCTCGAGATGGCCAAGGACCGCATGGAAATGTTCGGAAAGGAGGACTGAAATGGACGGTATCAAGGCGTCTACTTCTGCCAGTGGGTTCGCGAGCCGGTTCGCTGAGTTCGAGACCACCTTCAACGAGCTTCGCGGGGAGGTCCTGGGTGCCATCGCCGACGGTCGGCTTGACCTCGACGAGCTCGCCGCTCTTCGCGAGAAGGTGGCCACCGTCGCCATGGGCCTCGACTACATTCGCGTCCGGCTCGCCAATGTTGAAGAACTCCTCGTTGTCAGGACTTCTTCCGAAGATTAAAATTTCTTCAAAATTTCTCTTGCTTTTGCACTTTGCCAGATGTATCGTGAAGTTGCACCAATCGCGGTGCTCCCAAACAACCCGGCGCTGGTCGCGCCACCCACAACCAAAAGGAGTTTACCATGACCGCTCAGCAAACCGTCCGCATCGCCAGCCGCTCCGCCAAGGAGCTGAAGGACGTCAAGACCTTGTTCCTCGTCAGCGAGGACAAGAAGGTCAAGATCCCCTTCCTCGACATCGAAGCTGCCAAGCACGAGCTTGACAAGCAGCCTGCTGACGCCACCTTCTTCATCATCGAGTCCCACAACGGTCGCGACGCTGCCGGCAAGGTGCTCGTCGAGCGCAGGGCTGGGGAGCGCCGGAAGGACGACGCCAAGGGTAAGGTGGCCAAGGGCATCGCCAAGGCCAAAGAGAAGGCCCAGAAGGCCGATCCGAAGAAGGCCGTCGAGAAGGCCAAGAAGACCGCAGAGAAGTCTGCTCCGAAGTCCGAGGGAGGCGTCAAGGCCGCGAAGCACGGCGACGACCAGAAGCTCGTTCTTCTCGTGAAAGAGAACCCCAAGCGTGGTTCGTCCGCTGAGCGGTATGAGCTCTATCGCAAGGCCAAGACCGTGGGCGACTACCTCGCTGCCGGTGGCCTTCGCGCCGACCTGCGTTGGGACGAGGATCACGGATACATCCAGATCGGGTAGTTCCTACCAGCCAACTGGTGAGTGCCGGGTCACAAGCTCGGCACTTTCTTTGAAGGAGCACGAAGTGACCAGATACTACGATCGCCGCCGGCACACAGGCCCGACCAGGATTCTCTTCATAGACGTCCGAGACTTCTGGGTGCGGTTCTGTCTCCCACGAATCCAAGGAGCCACCAGATGACCAAGATGGGCCCTCCTGCCTTTGACGACGACAAGTTCCCATACCCGGCCGAGACATTCTCATTGGCTGGGCAGTGTGGGCAAACCTTCCGCAAACCAAGCCTCGATGAGCTGGACCTTGACTGCGGGCCAGTTCACGACCGAATCAACTACCTGCAGAGCCACGAGGAGTAGACATGCAGACCAACCCTGTAACAAAGTTCAAGCTGCGGTTCAATCGCGTCGAGTGGGTCGCGACCTACATTGAAGAATACCTCGATGGGCAGCGCCGAGAGCTGTCGTGCCACGCAGCCTCCCCACTCCTGGCGCTGGAGAAGCTGGCGCTTGACCTGAAGAAGGACCAGATCATCGAGCTCTACATGGACGGGAACAGCTGGTGCGCCACCTGGGGTGACCACATCGATCTGCAAGCCAGTCCGTCTGGGTTCGGCGGCTCTCCGTTCGAAGCCCTTCACCAGCTCTACCGTGAAACGATGCGTGCCGTATGAACATCTTCGTCCTCGACACCGACCCCGCTATTGCGGCTCAGATGCACTGCGACAAGCACGTGGTCAAGATGATCCTCGAGACTGCTCAGATCTTGAGCACTGTCTGGCACGGCCTCCCCGAGGGAGCCCACTACGCCATTCCTGCCGAGGCGTATCGTCCCACCCATCGGAATCATCCGTGTGTCAAGTGGGCCGGCAAGTCCTCAGGCAACTACTCATGGCTCTTCAAGCTTGGCGTTGCCTTGTGCGATGAGTTCGAGCTTCGCTATGGTCACGCTCACAAAACGCGAGCTGTCTTGCATTCCTTGAGTCGCGTTCCTGCGTGTGTGCGAGGCGGCGAGATGACTCCATTCGTATGCTGCATGCCCGACGAGTTCATCGTCGCCTACGACAACGCTCGGCGCTCGGGAGACCACGACCGAGATGTCGTGCAGTCGTATCGCGACTATTACCGCATGGCCAAGGCGCATCTTCTGATTTACACTAAGCGACAACGCCCAGAATGGCTCGGTGCTGTATGAGTAGCTCTGCGAAAGCGAAGTTCACGATATGGTCGCGTAGAAAAGTAGAGGTGAATACCGACCCGCTACGACGCTGTTACAATGGTTGCCACTACAGCTCAGTTATGTCTTGGACCCCGTGGGGCGACTTGTTCGATGTCGACAGTAGAGCGTCAGCTGAAGACTCGGTCGCCACCTTCCAACGCTGCAACCCAACTCATGAATACCAAATTCTGCCAATCGGCGTAAAGCCAACTTCAAAGGACTGAACCATGCTACGACCCATGCTCGCCTCCGCTGTTGAAGACCTCAGCGCTCTCCGCTACCCTCTCCTCGCGAGTCCCAAGCTCGACGGTGTCCGGGCCATGTGCCTCCCAGGAGAAGGCCTCGTGTCTCGGAACGGGAAGCTCATTCCGAACGAGCACGTGCAGAAGCTGTTCGGGAGTGCTTCCTGCGCACAGTTCGATGGGGAGCTCATCGTTGGTGAACCGACGGACAAGGACTGCTACCGCAGCACCGTCAGCGGGGTCATGTCGGAGGACGGAGAGCCCAACGTGACGTTCTACGTGTTCGACCTCATCCCTGGTGAACGGGCCTACGATTTCAAGGACCGACTCGCGAAGGCCAAAGCAGCCGGCAAGGGATTAGCCAAAGTCAAGGTTCTGCACCACATCACGATCAAGAGCGAGGAGGAGCTGCTCCGCTACGAAGAGGTGTGTCTGGCGAAAGGCTACGAAGGCGTGATGCTCCGCGATCCAGAAGGACCCTACAAGAACGGCAGGAGCACGGTCAAGGAAGGGTGGCTCCTCAAGCTGAAGCGGTTCGCTGATAGCGAAGCGAAGATCATCGACACGGTCGAGCTGTGTAAGAACAACAACGAAGCCAAGCGCAATGCCATGGGGTTCACCGAGAGATCCTCCCACAAGGCGAACAAGCAAGGTGTGGGGAAGCTCGGGACGCTGGTCGTCCAGGACATCAAGAGCAAGGTCCAGTTCGAGATCGGCACCGGGTTCACTGACGAGGTCCGCAAAGAGCTGTGGGAAAAGCGAGAGGAGATTGTGGGGAAGTTGGTGGTCTACAAGTTCTTCCCCACCGGAAGCAAGGAACGTCCTCGATTTCCTGTCTTCAAGGGCTTCCGCGACGCACGCGATCTCTAAAATAATTACACCCGTGTGTAATTTTCCCGCTATAATCTTTTCAGCGACCGAATCCACGAGTCGCGGAACTTGTGAGGAGAGAATATGGCCCGAGCAGCCAAAGACCTCGAGGATCAACTCGAGACAGCAGTGAAGAAAGGCCGGAAGGGCGACGAGTTCAAGTTGCCGAAGACCCTGGCTGCGTGCGCTGACTTGTTCTACCAGACCAAGCAGGCACGGCTCGCACAGCAGAAGATCGTGGACGAGTTGAAGGCCAGGGAGAGTCTCCTCGAGAACCACCTGATCGACAACCTGCCGAAGAGCGAAGCCACTGGGGTGGCCGGCAAGGTGGCCCGTGCCTCCGTGATCACCAAGGTCATCCCGACCGTGAACGACTGGGATGAGTTCTACAAGCACATCAAGAAGACGGGCAACTTCGAGCTGCTTCAGCGTCGCCTCAGCGAGACCGCTGTCAAGGAACGCTGGGAAGAGAAGAAGGTCGTGCCTGGTGTCGGAACCTTCAACAAGGTCACGATCTCCGTCACCAAGGTGTAGCTGTCTGAGCAATGCTCAAGCGTCGTGCTTGCTGGGAGTGCCGGCAGCAAGTACGACGTATTCTGCTCCGGTGCACTTCAATGGAGGGTAGCCATGGCGGCACCCAAGAAGAAGCCCAGCATGGGCGTCAACAAGTGGGACGAGGAGCTTGCTCGTCAGGCACAGATGGCCGCTTCTATCGAGGAGAGCGTCATCGTCGGTGGGAACTTCGTGTCGACCCGTGGTGGTCGCCTCAGCTTCAACGGTGGTGAGGTCCCCGGGAACAAGCTGAACGTCATCATCCTCGACCACGTTCTCGAGAACCACTACTACACGGGAAGGTTCGACCCCGACACCCCGCAGAGCCCGGTGTGTTTCGCCTTCGGCCGCACGGAAGCCGAGATGGCTCCCCACGAGAAGGCCACCGAGCCCCAGGCCGATGCCTGCAAGGGTTGCCCCCTGAACGAGTTCGGCTCGGCCGACACCGGGAAGGGCAAGGCCTGCAAGAACATCCGCCGACTGGCTCTGATCCCCGAGGACGCCATCGAAGATCTCGAGGGTGCGCAGGTCGCCTACTTCAAGGTGCCCGTGACCAGCGTGAAGGCCTGGGCTGGCTACATCCAGCAGCTGGCCAACGTGCTCAAGCGGCCTCCGTTCGCCGTCGTGACGGAGATCAGCATCGTCCCCGACGCGAAGACCCAGTTCAAGGTCCAGTTCAAGCTGGTCTCGCAGATCGACGATGGCGACCAGCTCGCTGCCCTTCTCGCCAAGAAGAACGAGATCGCCGAGACGATCGCCTTCCCCTACGCTCCCCCCAGCGAAGAGGAAGAGAAGGTTCCTTTCCGTGGCGGGAAAGCCGTCAAGGGCAAGCCTGCTCCTCCGCAGAAGAACGCGAAGTTCGCTCGCGGACGGAAGTAGCCATGAGCCGGAAGACCGCACGCAACCGCGATCGAGTGGTCGACGAAGACCACATCAAGCGAGCACACACCAACCACAATCGCCGCCTTAAGCGCGGGTTCTTCAACCACTGGGAGGAGCGCAGCCACGAGAAGCGCTCGAAGAAGGAGAAGCTGTAATGCGCCTCTACACCGTCACCGACGTCAACGGCAACATCCTGGCCTGGGAGGGCACGCAGGGCGATGCCGCCAAGACCAAGAAGGAGATCAAGGGAAAGAGCTGGGACCAGTTCGATGTCCCCACCGGCAAGACCGATCTCCTCGAGTTCCTCAACAAGCACGCAGTCCACAAGCCCAGCGAAGACTGAGCGCAACCTCGTCACCAACCACGAGCGCAGAGCGCTCATTCAAAGGAGGCCACCATGGCCAAGCAGAGCCCCGCTGAGCTGAAGGCCCAGCTGAAGACCGAGAGCACCAACCTCAAGACCCTCGAGCGCGAGCTGAAGGATCTGCAGGTTTCCCACGACAAGAGCACCATCTCCGAGCAGAAGCAGCGCGAGAAGGCCGCGAAGGATCTCGAGCGCGAGCACGACAAGGCCGCTCGTGAGCGCCAGAAGAACATCGATGCCAAGGGCAAGGAAGTGTTCAAGGCGCAGAAGGCCGTCGAGAAGACCCAGGCTGAGATCCAGAGGGTCGGCTAGCTCGTCGAAACCGCAACTCGGGAGGGTAGCCGACCCAGCTACTCTCCCACGTTTATGGAGGATGCCATGGGGAGCCCTGCGCTCGCGAACTGGGGTGCGCTTCAGGAAGCGCTGAGAGAAGTGTCCGAAGAGGAATGTTGGCGGCTGCTGACTGAAGAGAAGGCTGTGAAGAACCGTGTGCAATTCCTCCTTAGAATCTATGGCCGTGCGAACAGGCTGCGCACCGAGCGCGAACGTCGCGAATTGATGGGGTGAGAGATGGCTATTCCGAAACCAATCGTCATCGACTTCGAGACCGAGGGAATCCAGGGAAGGCCTCTCTACCCACCGAAGCCCGTCGGGTTCAGCATCAAGCGACCGAGCGATCGTCGCTCTCAGTATTTCGCCTGGGGCCACCCCACCGGAAACAACTGCGACTTCGGGAAGGCCAAGCAGGTTCTCCGCGATGCGTGGACCAGCGGACAGCCGCTGCTCTTCCACAACGCCAAGTTCGACGTTGACGTCGCCGAGACCCACATGGGCATGCCGCGGATTGACTGGCGGTTGATCCACGACACCCTCTACCTGCTGTTCCTTCACGACCCCCACGCGACGAGCCTCAGCCTGAAGCCGGCAGCTGAGCGCCTTCTGGGCATGGCTCCGGAAGAGTGCGATGCTGTCCGTGATTGGCTTGTCGACCAGAAGATCTGCAAGAAGAACGAGCGCGGTTGGGGAGCCAACATCTGTCTGGCGCCTGGTGATCTCGTCGGGAAGTATGCTGACGGCGACGTCATCCGCACCGACAAGATGTTCAAGATGCTCTGGAAGGACATCTACGATCGCGACATGGTCGAAGCCTACGACCGTGAACGACAGCTAATGCCGCTCCTTCTCGATAATGAGCGCGGGGGTGTCCGCGTTGACATGAAGTCTCTTCGTGAGGATCTCGCGACCTACACTGCTTCGATGGAACTGGCTGACATCTGGCTTCGGAAGCGGCTCAAGGCCAAGGACCTCAACATCGACTCCGACGAAGACCTCGCCGATGCGCTGGAGAAGGCCGGAGTCGTCACCCAGTGGACACTCACAGCGACAGGCCAGCGTAGTGTCGCGAAGAAGAACCTGACGCCTGACATGTTCGAGGACCCCAAGGTCGCCCGAGCACTCGGATACCGCAACCGTCTCGCCACCTGCCTGGGCACGTTCATCAAGCCCTGGCTGCTCGTCGCTGAGCGATCCAATGGCCTCATCTACACCAGCTGGAACCAGGTTCGTCAGAGTCACGGGAACGACCAGTTTGCTGGTGCGCGAACGGGTCGTATGAGCAGCAACCCGAACTTCCAGAACATTCCCAAATCGTTCTACGACAAGGATGACGGATACGAGCATCCGAAGCACATCGCTGTCCCCGAGCTGCCGTTCATGCGCAAATACTTCCTCCCCGACAAGGGAGGCGTCTTCTGCCACCGCGATTACAACCAGCAGGAGCTCCGCATCCTGGCCCACTTCGAAGACGCGAGCCTCTGCGCAGCCTACAACGAGAACCCGCTCCTCGACGTTCACACCTTCGTTCAGACGGAGATTGAACGGCTCTTCGGTCTGAAGCTCGAGCGCCGACCTGTGAAGATCCTCAACTTCGGCATGATCTACGGCATGGGATTGGCCAAGCTGGCCATCGGTATCCACACCAGCGTCGAGGAGGCCAGGAAGATCAAGGATGCGCAGAGGAAGGCCATCCCCGGCCTCGCTGTCCTAGAGCGCACCATCAAGGAGCTGGGGAAGGCTGGTGAGCCCATCCACACCTGGGGTGGCCGGCAATACTACACTGAGCCGCCGAAGATCATCGATGGTCGGACGCAGACCTACGAATACAAGCTGCTCAACTACCTCATTCAAGGTTCCGCTGCCGACTGCACCAAGCAGGCCATCATCAACTACCACGAACTCAAGAAAGACAGCCGCCTCCTCACGACCGTGCACGACGAACTCAACATCTCCGCTCCGAAGAGCGCGGTCAAGCAAGAGATGGCTCTTCTTCGCGAGGCAATGCAGTCTGTCAAGTTCGATGTTCCTATGCTCAGCGACGGGAAGGTCGGGCCGAATTGGGCGTCGCTGGAAAAGTTCAAGGAGAAGTGACATGTGGAACTGGGCACAACTTCACCCGTATCTCTTCACCATCCTCGGCCTCGCAACGCCGATCACGGTTGGGTTGGTCATCCTGCTCTCTTTCTCAGGTGCGATCAAGGTCATCGAAGCCCGTCGCGCCGGCAAGAACATCTTCGAGTCCATTCTCGACCTCACGCGCTACGC